GCACCTTCAAGCACAGGGCCAGCTTCTGTTTGGACTGGTGTCCATTTGCGCTTACGCGCTAGTAATTTTTCATAAGGGTTCATTCTTGACAATCACATTCGGGTTCATTATTTAAAAGTGACGCAAGATAGTCGTCAATATCTTCTTTCTCAAGAGCTGCATAAGCGTCCGACTTATCTTGTGTGTCTCCCATAACCTGAAGGCTGTAGTAGAGAGATGTTTGAGGAGACCTGAGCCACTCTTCGATAAAGGCGTTGTCATAGGTGACAACATCACTCCAACTGTTGAAGCTATACCCGTGAAGAAGTCCTGTGCGGTTGAGCAAAGTCATGATGCCATCAGCAACACGCTTGTAGTTGTCCCAACCAACTTCACTAGCGATTTCTACATCGCCATATTCATATGTTTGTACTCCGAACGTACCGCTATCACGGTCAACTGTCCGGTTAATAGGTGGTGCAATCTCTGGTGTACAAGTGTAACCATCTAGATCTTTGCTCCGATAGCTGCAGCTAGCAGTGGGAGCAATAGCAAAGGCACGTACCATATTGTTTTGTCGTGCAACGTAGGCAGCTTTGTTAATGCCTTCATCGATTGCGTATACGAGCTTGTAAGCAGGACTCTTGACTGTCTTGCCTTCGATGTACTGCTCCAGGGCTGTGCCGAACTGCTCGTAGGTTACGCCGTACCGCCGTAGGAGGTTGGCAAGGCCGAGCATTCCAAGTCCAACTTGTCTGTCAACGACTGATGGGAGATATTCTCCTGAAGTGCCAACACCAGTTTTACCGTGGAGTTCACACAATTCCTGCATACCTTGAACGAAAGCTTTTGGGATGTCCCCGTACATACAGGCACCCAAGTTGATATGTTGCAACAAGCATGTACCTCGTGAGGGCAGATATACCTCAAGGCATACATTTCCTCTGATTCTGTCTCCTTCATTGTCATACTTAACTTTGTTTAGCCAGATGTCGCCTGATTTAATTCCGTGTAGTAAGTCTGGTTTGAACT